TGTCCATGTCATGCGCGATCACGGCCATGTTGAATACGTCTTGGTTACTGTATTCTTCATCAGCGTCTTGGTCGAGCTGTTCCTGGCCGCGTTCAAGCAATATCGCTGCTTGACATTTGGTTATCGTAAGTTGCGTGGCCAGTTTTGTTATCCATTGTTGTTTGTTCATTATCTGTATCCTTTATCGTTGTGGTTGAAATGAAAATAAATCGAATCACGTACAGGAATGTGATCCCCCACAAACCTCTTCTTTCCGTGTTCACCGCCGATCGGGCGTGTTGTCTCTGGAAGAGGACTGCGGGAAAACATTCTTTAGACGGAATTACATTGCACATAGTTATGTGCGTCACCTAATCAACAATGAACAGGCGCTACGTAGACAGAAGTTTTGTAGTCACTCACACTGACTAAATCTATCACGGCTACCACTGTTCAGGTATTAAGACTCCATCGATTTGGATTGGGGAGTTGCAACCGTAAGGTGGTCGACGCTAGCAGCACAGGGAGGGACAATAGTTGCACTAGGGATTTTTGTATGCCGAGCGGAAACACACCAGCCGACCTGATTACACAGTGTCGGCGTCAAGACGGTTCGCATTTTGGTGGGGGGAACGGATTTCATCCCACTCAGTTTGGTTCGGTTGAACGCTTCAGCTTTTTACGGCTTACTGCTTATCGGTGACTCCATCAGCGGAGGACCTATCAACACGGAAACTAAGTCCGGTTTTTAATCGTCACCGCGATATCAGCGGAGAGGTCGGTGGCCTAGTGAGTACTGGAGCTTGACTTTCTGCCCCGGAAGACCACCGATCCTCCGGGGGGTTGACCAGAATCAAATCCTCACTACTATGCTGAAATTATACTTCCGACATGAGCCAGAAGTAAAGTTATTTGTTCATGAGGTAATTACCCTCATTAAATCAAGGGCTTGCAAGGGTCACTAAGATGACCTTTACGATTCACTCAGGGTGGGGGTAAGATTACCGTCACCGCCGGGTGAATTAATTAGGCAGATCACAGTTATGGGTAATCAGTTACAGTTACTCATCACCTAAATAAATGACCACATCTGCTCATCAATCCAAATCCACTTCACGTATCAAATTACGGGGCAGTAGTAAATCCACTTCCGCATCTCCCGCTAAACCTCAGCGTCCAGTTCTGCGTAACCATAACGGTAATTCTTTGGTTAAAGGTACGGCTACACTCCCTGGTGCCGGTGCATTGCCCGGGAATCAGAATCCATACAATGGTCGAATGGTTAAGCGGGCGTTCATGAACGAGCTCGCTAAGACCGCTAAGTACGGTAAGTCGCGGTCGGGCACGTTGGCTGGACTGGAGGCGATAGCGCGTAAGGTAATTAATTTGGCGATGAAGAGTTCCTTACCCGCTGCACGAGAAGTATTCGACAGGGTGGACGGCAGACCGGCGCAGACCATCATCGGTGACCCAGAGAATCCGTTGGTGTTTAAAAACGTGAGTGAGATGACTGACTCTGAACTAGAGCAAATCGCTAGAGGATTCACGGTGAATGGCACGGCGGAGAGAGTGGATTGATATTATGGATCGAAGAACATTTATGTCCTCTGGTGTCGTCGCAGTGATCTCTGGTGTGTCAGGAAATACTTTAGCCCGTAACGAGGTGCCACCCCACATCCGGGCGCAGGCCGAGTTGGAGCTGCGCCGCAGGTACGCACCTGCCGGCGCGTCGATGAAGGGTTTCACCCAGACCACGATGCCGAATATCACGTGGGGCTGGTTCCAGGAGAAGTTGTGCCGTGAGTTGGATCAGTTTCTGCTCGATGTGCAGGCGGGGCTGAATCCGAGGTTGATGTTCATCGGGCCCCCCCGTCACGGTAAGAGTGAAATTTCTTCCCGCCGCTTCCCCGCGTACACGTTCGGGAAGAATCCGAAGACCAATTTCATCGCCTGCTCCTACGCCGCCCCGTTGGCGCAGCGGATGAATCGGGATGTGCAGCGCGTGTTGGATATGGATGTGTACCGGCGGATCTTCCCGGACACCCGGCTGCACAGCACCAACATCGCCACCTTATCGGGTTCCCCCTTACGCAACGCGCACATATTCGAGATCGTCAAGCACCTCGGTTCTTACCGGGGCGCGGGTGTGGGCGAGGGCATCACGGGGATGGGCTTCGACATCGGCGTGATCGATGACCCGGTGAAGGACGCACAGCAGGCCGGGAGCGAGGTGGAGCGGAACGGGATCGGGGAGTGGTACGAGACCACATTCTACTCTCGAGCGTCGCCGCTGTCCGGAATTTTATTGATCATGACGCGGTGGCATGAGGATGATCTCGCCGGTCGGTTACTGTACAAGGCACAGTTCGAGGGCGGTGAGCAGTGGCGGGTGATCCGGCTGCCGGCGATCGCGGAGGAGGACGAGTACGACGAGGTGTCCGGCGAGTTGATCCGACGCGAGGGCGAGGCGCTGCATCCGGAGCGGTATCCGCTATCCCGTTTGGAGCAGATCCGGACGGTGTTGGGGTCTTACAACTTCGCCGCTTTGTATCAGGGCAGACCCGTGCCGAAGGGCGGCGGTATCATCAAGAAGGAGGACTTTAAGTTCTACCGCCGCGCCGAATTGGGCGAGAATCCGTCATTCGATCTGGTGGCGTTGAGCACGGACGCCGCGTTCAAGGACACCAAGGCGTCCTCCTACGTGGTCACGCAGGCGTGGGGCAGGCGTGGGAATAGGCATTACTTGCTGGCACAGAGTCGGAAGCGGCTGACGTTCTCCGGTACGGTGAAGGATTTGCGCATGATGCGGGCGCGGTTCCCGAATACGAATGCGATCTTGATCGAGGACAAGGCGAACGGTCCGGCGATTATTGAGACGTTGAGCAAGGAGTTGCCGGGGGTGATCGCAATCGAGCCCCAGGGCAGTAAGACGGCGCGGGCGGAGGCGGTGGTACCGTTGTTCGAGGCGGGGAATGTACTACTGCCGCACCCGGATGAGGAGCCGTGGGTAGAATCTTTTATGCATGAATGGCTGAGTGTGCCTACTGGGGCTTTCTTTGACCAAGTGGATGCAGCAGACCAATATTTGTGCAAGTACGGAAGGGTGTTACCCGTTAACATGAACACAGCGATGGC